AGAGTTCCCCAAATATCAGCAGTGCCAGAGGCAAGTGCAGACACTTTAATGTCAGCCAGAGAGCCTCCACTTGATGACGAATAAATAGGGAACGAAGAGCCATTGAAAATACCGGGTGAAAGATATCCAGAGAAAGTCACACCAGTTACTGCTGTCGTTCCGAATTGAGTTGTAGCAGATGAAGATGCAAACGGAAGTCCTCTGATGTAAACAGCATTTCCGGCAGTCAATCCTGTGGTGTTAATGTCGGTAACTTCCCATTGAACAGTAACCAATCGACCGATCTTTGTGTATCGCCCGACAGCGGTTGCAGTAGTCGCTTGATTTCCACCTGAAGAAGCATCTCCAACAGTAGGAGTCCAATTGCCCTCCTCGTAATCATCCAGCGTGTTCGCATCGGAAGAAGCGACTTGAGTGGCGGGGAAGGTGATGCCGCTCTTGAGTTGCAAGCAACCTCCAGACGCACTCGGCGTAACCCCCACGCCGACGTTGCCGGAGGTGTCCAGCGTCATCTGCTTTGTCGAGCCACCGGCGGCGAATTGCAAAGCACCGGACAGCATTCCGATGTTCGCAATGTTCGACGTATCAGAAAACTGAAGAGCAACAGCTCGGCCAGAAGCTCCCGTACGGAACGTGCCGACCACATTCCCGAAATCAGTCGTGCCAGTTCCTCCACTGAAAATGTGAAGCGGAACAACCGGACTGGCCCCCACCCCAAGTCCGGAGGCGTTGAGGGTCATCCGAGTGCCGCCTGCGCCGTCGTACCATGAGAACACGCCGAGCGGTGCAATGCGGTACTGCGCCAAACTGTTCGCAGCAAACTCCAGCGTGTTGGTCGTCGGCAACCACAGACCATTGGTGGGAATCGTTCCACCAGTAACAATCAAACGAGCAGCCGTCAGATCGCCGGTGATGGTGGCGGATGCGAGGGTGGCGGTGCCGCCGGAACCGAGGAGCTGATTGGTGGTGATCTTTTTGGTGGTGCCGGTCACATCGACCACGGGCAACACGTCGGTAGCCGGGGTCAGCGTCGTGATCGCTGTAAGTTGGGATATCTTAAGGTCTGCCATGTTAGTAGATTGCTAGAACGAGTTTACCGCCGTCTTCCTGTACCAGGAAGTCACCGGCTTCAGTGAGTAGTGAATCGAATGTTCCGAAAGTGATAACTAGGCGGCCACCGTCTTCCTGTACCAGGTAGTCGCCGTTTTCGCAGAGGATGTCGCGCCGTTCAATCGGAGGATCAGGCGGAATGCCACCAGCACCAATGCGCTGGCTGCTTCCCAACCCTAGTCCTAGTCCGAGGCGTGCCATTAGGCGTACTTGCGGTTGTAAGCCACCAAGGAGCCGCTTGAAACCGTGATCGAGGTCCACACCCCGGGCAGCTCATCGCCGGCCTGCAGCGTCACGCCAGCAGGGAAGTTGGTGATGTTGGAAACAGTGGCGCCGAGGATGGTGATCTCAAGCGCGTGAATCGCCTGAAAGTTTCCGGTCACCGTGCCCGAGGCACTCGAGATGTACCGGCCACCGTATTCGCCGGCGAGTTGACGATTGGATCCAACATTCATAGGTCGAATTTCTGACTGCTTCTTTTGGCCCCGCTAAAACCAACTTGCAAGCGTGTACCTGTGGAACGCACTCGCACCTCAGGGTTGTCACGCTCGACCTCTTTCAGGAACTGGGCGTCCTTCCAGCAGGCGTACCCAACCTTGTGCCCCCAGTAATGGTAGAGCGTAGGGTCAACACGCATCCGCAGGCGACCGATGCCGTCGATGCTGCGCACGTCGCGCTGGGAGTCCTTGGCAATGCGTTTCTGCTGAATCCCTGCATTGACCCACTCCTTCTTGTGGCCGGTCTTAAACTCCTCGATGACCTGCTTGCGAATGTCGCCAGGCAAGTCTTCGACAGCGTTTGCGATCAGCGTCGAGATACCATTGGGATTGGACATAATTGAAAAAAAAGGGCTCCCAGAGAATTCCAGGAGCCCTTATGAAACCTGACTTAGGTTGTCGCGTCAAACATACCAAAGCCGTTCGGGTTCTTCACCACGAGACCGGCAATGGCTTGGATCAATCTTCCAGGGCCACCACCGTTGTCGGGCAACGTGGTAACCTCAGGCATCTTGGAATAACGGATCTCAACCATGTCCATCGGGACAACGTAACCCTTGATAGAACCGCCATCGGTGGTTCCGTAATTGAACGCAGAACCGTTCAACGAATTAACCCACACGTCGGGATGTAGAATAAGCCGACCAAAGTCGCCTTCGAAAATATCAATAGAAGACTTGAATGTGTCAGAAGAAAGGTCTTGATTGAAGGTACGAACGCCAGTGGCAGTGATGCCATTTTGCGTGGTAGTAAAAGCAGTGGTAGCAGCCGTGAGGTTGGTGAACGCACGCTTCAAGCTGGCACCAAGGAACACATCGTAATCGCGGAACGTGCCGGTCGCGCCGTAGATAGCGGTCAGGACGTTCTGGGCGGTAGCCTCAACGAAGCTGGCAGTAGCAGTCGTATCACGAGCACCGGAGGCCGGAGCAAACGTCGAGGTAGGAGCACCAAAACCAGTGGAGTTGGTCGTCTTCAACCACTGACCCATGGACGAAGTCAAATAGGCAGTGGAAGTACCGTTGTCAGCCGTCAGGGGCTGGTTGGAGCACAGGAAGGTGCTCTCCATTTTGCGCTTCAGCTCAACGAGGCGCTTGGAAATACCGTTGGCAACTTCACCGCCATTGCCAACACCAGCAACATTCTGCGTGTCAGCGATAAAGCCGATTCGCAGGTCGTTCCGGAACACCTGAGCGTAGTTCGTAAGGCGAGTACGATTCGGGACCGGGTTGACCGGGCTGCCAGGATTGCCGGCAGTGTATGTCACATCGGTGCCGTCAATAACGCCACCAGCGGTAGGCGTCGCATAATTGTCAACTTGCCAAGAAAAGGTGATGTTTCCCAAATCTTTCGATTTCGGAGCCATCGACACAAACGGGGTCGATTTGGCATCGACAATGGCAATATAGTCCGCGAGTTCCTCACGGATTCCGACTTGATTAGGTTGAAGCAGTGGCATAGGTCAAAGAATACGTTCTAACAAACGAGCCAATTCAGATTCTCCTCCCGACTTCGTAAACCGAGATTTTGCCGCCGCAATTTCCGACTGCTTTGAATCCTTTTTGACGGGAATCGCTGTCGGTCGTCCTGGCTGTTTTGGAGCAGGTTTGAATGTTGCAGGTGCTTTGGTTTTGCCAGACTCCCTTTCCATTCGCAGCCTTCGGCCTTCCAGGAAATCTCCAACAAGCACCTGATGCTCCGGTAACGCAGAGAGCTGTGGCAACTGCCGCAGCACTGCTTGCGCCTCAGTGTACTGAGTGCTCTTGCGATCTTTCCAGAAGGGATAAATCTGCTCGGCAATAGGCTGGATCTGCTTGTAAGAGTTCAAGAATCGAGCTCTGGCCGGGATGTGCAAATCCAGCGCGTCTTCTACACGCCGCTTGATCTGCTTGATCTCAGAAGAGCTGTATTCCTTGTCCCCTAATTCGCAGCCGTCGATGTTGTCCTCGCACCACCGTTTAATATCCCGGGCCTTGGTCCACTCTTCATCGAGTTTTTTCGAGTCCCAGACATCTGCAAACGGGTCGGTTTGATTTACCACCGGCACCGGCCTCTCCGATTGATTCTGCTCCAGCTTCGACTTGGTTTCGTTCAATTCACGTTCTAGCGCTTCGGCTTTCTCTAAAGCCTCCCGTTTTTGTCGGGTCAGCTTGTCGATGCGCTTACGGTAACCGGACGGCTCCTCGTCAGCTTGATCTTCGGTCTTCTCATCAGAAAGAACATCCTCAGGCGACTCGGCCTGATTCTCCTCTTGTTCAGCGGCAGGATCCGCTTCCTCGGCCTGAGATTCCGCATCCGCGGGCTCGGGCTCCGGTTCTTCTTCAATGATCTTTCGCTGTGGTTTCTCTTCCGGCTCACTGAACCTTTGTTCTAGTACCCTGGCCAACGCCGCCTCATCAAAGGTCAACGGGTTGATTTTTGGAGCCTGTACCGTGTTTTTAGACAGGGACGCTTCCTGTGTATTCTGAGCTGTATCCATGCTGTTTTAACCCTGCAAGCTGGGTATGTTGCGCCATGGTTGTTAAGGCCAACCAAGAAGCCATTGTGGTTAAGAGGTACTATAGCCGTTGATTCGTCAACGCTCTAGTTTCCTCAGAGTGTCTATGTAAGTTGAAAAGTCTCTTATGGAAGCAGCTCTTCCGCAGTTATAGGCGCGGTCTTCAGCCGATAGGTTTGGCATGATGCCGGACAATGTCTCCGACTCAACCTGGTCTGCAATCACCTGCAAGAATGCGTTCATTACAGGGTGATCTGCGCTGACAGACAGCGCCTCTTTGAGTTGTTCTTCGTTCATGCTTGTACGCCAAGGCGTCCAGTGACTGCGTTTTGCTGCTGTTGCACGCTGAACTGCAGATTCTCAAGGTATTTCTGCAGGTTTGCCTGGAATAACTGGTCCTGCTGAAGCTGTTGCTGGTACTTCGGATTGCTCTGCAGCACCTGTTGGGTGAATTGCAGGCGCATCGCTGCCGTGGGGTCGTTCTCGCGCAATTGCGGAGGGTTGCCGAGGCTCATCAGCGCCACCTCATCGTTGGTCTCGTTGAACATCTTCTGCGCGGCAGGCCCCTGCTGCATCACCAGTTCGCTGGCCAGGTTGGGGTCAATGGCCCGGAGAGCCACCGAGATCAACTTGGCCCGGTCAATGACGCCGGCAGTGTCGAGGGGCAGGACGAGGGTGCTGATAGCCTTCAATTTCTCGGTCACCAGGTCGGTGCTCAACTCCCGGACGTCGAACTTCAGCATCACATCGAAGTCCTGCACGTTCTCGGGCAGTACCGTAGGCGACGCCGTTACTCGTTGGATCTCCTGAGGGCCCATGTACTGCACGGTGAGAGTCAACACCTGGCGGAAAGCCTCGGTCCAGCCGTGCAGCCAGTTGTTGATCAACCTCTGCTGGCGCATCTGGGTGATCGCAGGGGGCACCTTCTCGGTCGGGCGCCCAAAGTAGCGGTCAGTCTGTGCTTCGACCGCTGCAATGAGCTGGAAGGCCACACCAGGCTCGCGGGCGGGCGGTTGCATGAAGCCAATCTCACCGCGGCGCAGCACCGGAATCTGGATTGCCGGGCCGATCTTTAGGTTTCCGCCTCGAGTCTTCGGGACCTCAATGGGCGGGAGCGTCGCAAGGCTCGTATAATCGAACACCGAGTCGCGCTGGGCCTTCACTTCCTCCTGCCAGGTCATGCAGACCTCGGGAACACCGCGGCTCTCGGTGATCTGGCGGTGGATCAGCTCACTGCGCCACACCACAAACGGGTACTGCCCATGCGCATAGTCCAGAGCCTCAAAGTAGCCCCACTTGTCGCCCACCTGAGGGCTGAACACAGTGTAAAACACTCCCGGAACACCGTCATCATCAATGGCCTTCTGGTAGGCATAGACCACTTCAATGAGGTTTTCCCGGTCCAGAATTGAGTTATTGGCCAGGCCGCTGGCATACGAGTAGTCCGAGTAGTTCGAGAACCTGCCCATCGTGTTGATGGCCTCTTGCGCCCACTCGGCATCCCACTCCTCGGTCTCGACCTTGTTCAGCAACTGGGCCTCCGTCATGTAGAACCGACGGAAAACTACCCGGGCACTCTGGATGTCGGTGGTCTCGGGCGGGAATGCCAGCTCATCCCAGGGTGCCAAAGCAGCCACCATGGGCTTATTGGTCACCATCGTGGGAACCGGGAACTCGCATTCGCCCTCGTCACGCAATTCACGCACTGCCTTCAATGCCCGGCGCTTCTTGAGGTTCGGGAAGGCAGCCATCATCAGCTCCGCGGACTGATCGTCGGCCTCGGGGTTGGCAATGAGGTTTGGGAAGTCAGCAAGGATCGAGCCCTCGGGCGACTGGGCAGCCAGTGCCATCACCTGGTCCATCGTCAAATACTGCTCTTTCTGACCCAGCTCCTGCTGCCAGGTGATGTGCACACCGGCCCAGCCGTAGGTCCACAAATACTGCGAGAGCAACTCAACCTCCCGGGTCAAATCGTTGTACATCCGGGCGTTCACAGTCCAATCCATCAGGTTGTGCGCGGTGACAGCCTGATCAAGCTGGTTGATGTTGGTGGGGCTGACCCGGAGCATCGAGCGCCAGAAGGCAGTCGAGCACAGATCCACCATTCCGTTCACAACCTCGTCAGCCAGCGGGATCCGAGTGTCACTAGCGCCGTCCCAGGGGAACGCAGGCTTAGACCTTCCGCTATCGTTCCATTTCTTCCCATCATCGGTCTGCCCTGGCCACTGACAGAACCGAGTGTTCTGAACACGCTCAGTGCGCGATATCTGACCGTAATCCGTAGCGCTCCGACGCAACTCCTCGGTGAGCGCTGACACATTTGGCTCGGAACCAACCCGGGCCATCACATCGGTTGCCTGCTTGTATGAATCGCCTTGCATGATCGTTTCTTTTAGTATCCACCGCCGCCGCGGGAATCAAAGCCCCCGTGACCCACATAAGCAAGACTCGATACCAGCAGCATCCCAATGCAATCAATCGGGTCCTTGCTCGCGCCCTTCTGACCATCCCTGCCCGTGTGCTCGGACAAGGCATAGATCAGGTTGCTGCAGTTCTTTGTGATGTACAACGAGGGCTCGTTCAATGGCGTCAGGGGCTGCGTAGCATCGTAGGACAGCAAGCTATTGATCGCACTCGTCCTCTGATCCACAGGCACACCCGGGGCCGGTATAAAGGCCATCGGTTCATCTAGCGGGTTTTCAGACTCTGCCAGCAGATCAATCAACGTAGTCCCGCCCTGCTCCGACAGCGCCGGGCTGCCGCCTGCCTTGGGGTCGATCAATCGCATCACAGGCTCCCCATAGCCCAACTCTGCCTCAATAGTCCGGAACAGATTCCGGTACTCTGAGATCGACCGGCCAGCATCAAGGGTCTGCGCAGGCCCAGACTTGCCGTCGGGCTTCTCACTAGGCAACACCCACTCGCCATAGTTCGCAAAGTCCGGGAACTCCCGCACCACAATCCGCTTTCCATCCTCGTAGACCAACAACCACAGGCAGAACCAATTACGGGCGCCAGCCGGATCGCACACCATGTACAGCGTTCCACCAGGTGGCACTGCTTCAGGCTCAATACAGTGGATGTCCGGCCTGAACCTGGCGAAAGCCTTGCCAATGTTGTCACTGGCCCACCCATAGGCCCGGGTCAACACCTGGCCCATAGGCGATGCTACCAGCTTGCTCTTCATCTCATCGAACGGGTTGTAGGGGTTGTCCTCCGAATAGAAGAACACCGTCTTCCTCCTGGTCGCAGGCTGCTCCATGACCCTGGGCGCCTTGCCCACAGGCCACGTAGGCAGTCCCTGCTTGCCGGCCAATAGCTCCCCAGATCCCCACTGCTTCACAAGCGAGCCCGCGGTGAACTCCTTGTATACCGAGGCCACACCTTCCAACGGGGTCTGAGTCACCAGCAGCTTGCCGCGCCTCGTGATCAACCGATAGCGCAGCGTCTCAACCCAGCTCTGTGGCACCAGCTCATCACACCAGATCAAGTCAGCCTCCCGGCCTTCAATCGTGTTCTCGCTCTGCGTGTAGTTCAGGAAGTCACAGCGTGATCCGTTGGGCAGGATGAATGAGCCGTCGGTGAAGCCGTTCTTGCGACTGTAGTTCAGGTAGTGAATACGGCCCTTCTTGGTGGCCCGGAGGGCTACGGGAAGATAGTTGTAGATGGCGGGCTGTTGGACGGTGACGCTGGTTGCATGGCTCGTATGGCAGCAGAGCACACTAGCATTCTCCTTCTCCAATAGCGTCTGAACAATACGCCGGGCAGCCCAGAGGGTTTTGCCAGCCCGGTTGCCGCCAGAGATCAAGAGCTCCTGGGTGGCCTGAAACTCGGTGTTGGCGATCTCCCAGTGGTCCGGGATGAAGCCGTAGGTGTAGGGGTCAGCCTTCTCCAGGGTGACAAGCTGGGTGCGTTTTAACCGCAACTCGGCAGCACGGGGGTGCGATGCGTCGACTCGAGGGATGACAGGGTGCAACGGCTGCTCGTTCCACCAGGCATCGTTGCAAGCCTCGGTGCAGAAGCGCTTTTGATGGGGGCCGGTGCGCTGCTTGATGATCTCGAATGGCTTAGAGCAAACCAGGCAGGTGGGTGGGGTCATTTGTTAATATTTTTCGTTTTAGAGAACCCGTCGACTTTTACCGTCGCCGCGGATTGCCCGACCCCCTCCCCCGGGGTGGCCTGGCGTTTGCACATGAGCAGCACATAGGGGCTGTGTAACGGGGTAGGACATTGGGTCTGCTGATGGGTGCTAAAGTGCGTTTCGATCAATGTTTGCAGGGGTTTGCTGCGTGTTTGCGTCACCAAGTGAATATAACTGCTATTGTAGGCATGAGTGCCCGAAACAGGCCTAAATGCGTGGTTTTCGGTGGTGCTGCCGAGGTAGGGGTAGGACATTTTGGGCCACTACCTAAACCAGGTCGGGCGTCTGCTCGTCGTTCACGGGCGTCACATCGCGCTCCTTGAGGTCTTTCATCAGGTCCCGATGGTTCACCGAGGCTGTCATAGCGAGGTGAATACTGGTAGGTTGGCCCTTAATTACAGCAAGTTTGTCGGTTAGCACAGCGACCGCTACGGGCAAGCCACGATCATCTATCAAGTTAATAGAGGATTCGGCCAGCCTCTTGGTGCCCTTCCAGATCGCAACCTCTAAAAATCCAGTCACATCCTTGCGCCAGTCGTCCTCATTCTCAGGGTAATCGACTGGGACTTTAACGCCTCGGATCAGCTTAAACGCAGTCGTAGGGCTTAGTCCGGTATCTTCCGCGATCTTCTCAAGCGACTTGTTCTCCAGGATACCAGCGACGACAGCGTCTGCTTTCTCTTGGGTCAGCTTATTGTTGAAGTGTTGATTAGGGTGATGGCTTTTGACGTACCCGAGCTCTTTGACCGCGTTGAAGACCTTCTGCTGCGTTGCCTGGGGTATCTCGGTGTTACCTGCCAGCACTCGTTGAGTGTACAAGTAATTGACTCCAGCTGCCTTGGCGACGTCCTCGATGCTTGGCTTCTTGTCCTTCTTACCCGGCATAAGGCTTGAACCCGTAGGGGTATTCGCCCCAGTGGTTGAGATGTTTCTTGGGGTGCATGGCGTAGTGCTTCACATCGAACAGGCTCAACCTGACGGCTGCAGCGTAGTCCTCCGAGAGGTATTCGTAGTCACCTGGCGTGCTATCCATGGCAAACGGCATCCACAGGGTTGGGAACTGGTCGACCCTCACGTCCTTGCACCAGTCGATCTGATATGGCTTCGGCACCTCTGACCCTCCGAGCCCATCAAGTGCGCTCATAAGGCAACGTCGAGGGATTGCGAGGCATCCTGATGCGAACATCCGGATCGGCACTAGCTCTGCAGCGCACTCGGCATCCGAGGTTTGCATCCGGAGGGCTTTGACGTGCTCGGTGTCGATTCGGAGGGCTGGTCTCAGTGGAATGGTGCGGCAGGGATATGGTATGCACACCGTCGCCTGCTTCTCGTGGGCGAGCTCTGCCATGCGGATGATGTCCGCGGGGTCGAACTCGATATCGTGGTCGATCTGGATCCAGACGTCCTTGCCTGAGTCGAGGAACCACTTGGTTGCGCGGCAACGGCTGCGGCTGATCAGGGCATCCTCCCGGATGGTGCGGAGGTCTGTCTGTCGATCCGAGGTGGCGAAGGTGGCTGTGAGTCCTACCCAGGACATCAGGCAGGCTGCGCTGATACCGCCGTAAGCATAGAGGCTGACATGGATTGAGGGCCTTGTGCCTGCAGTGGTTGGCTCGTTCACTACGGCCTTTGCCTGTTGCGCGTAGATGAAGGGATCCTTCATATCAATTGCTGCTGTTGGGTTGTTCATTCTGATTTAGAGTTGTGTTTGATTCGTTCTGACTCGAGGAAGGCTTCGTGACCCTTTGCCAATATGTATGTGATTGATCCGCGGGATACTCCCATTGCTTTTGCTAGATCATCTAGCGTCATCCCGAGCTCCCGCAGTCCATGGGCACGCAGGCAGAACTGGGGTGTGTACTTGTCCGGGTGAACGTACTCGGTCGACTCGATGTTGGGGTCGGGCGAACCGTCTGCCAGGAACTTCTGGTTCAGCGGGTAGGACATCAGGCCCTGGCTGATGGCCCACTGCACCAGCTTGGGGCCGTCGTGCAGCAGCTTGGTCCTGTCCAGGTCGTACTTGGTTTTCATTCAGTATATCGGCGATGGGTCGGAGAAGCGGCAGAACTGTCCCTCGTAGTGTAGCTTCACGGTGCCGCATTCTCCGTCCCTTTGTTTGGCGATAATGATCGAAGCCTCGCCGCTTGCTTCTGTTCTGTCACGATTTAGAAGGGCCACCAGGTCACTGTCGCGCTCCAGTTGTCCGCTGTCGGCCAGGTCTGAGAGCTTGGGCTGCCTGCCCTTTTCCTTCTCGGATTCCCGGTTTAGCTGAGCCAAGGCGAGCATGGCCACACCTGTCTGGACTGCGATGTCCTTGAGCTTTCCGCTGACCTCAGCCACCTCGTAGGTGCGTTTTTCTGAGCGGTCGGCTGCCTTGACCTTCTGGATGTAGTCGACGATCACCAGCCGCACCTGGTGCTTTCTGACAGCCCTTCTGACGTGGGCGGTAATGCTGGAGATGCTGTGGCTGCTGGGTCCATCGAGGAACCATAGGGGGCTGCCTGCGATCTTAGCGGAGGCGGCGGTCATGGATCTCATGTTGCCATCGGTCAGGTCGCCGCTCTTTAGGTTCTGCATGGGGATGCTTCCAATGGTCGAGACCATACGTCTAAAGATAGCTGCCCGAGACATCTCTAGGCTGACGAACAGGGTGGGCACCTTGTCCTGGATGGCTGCCTTGTGCGCGATGGCGATGGCGATGGCTGTCTTTCCGATGGATGGCCGGGCTGCAATCATCGCCATCTCCCGGAGCTGCAGGCCATCGGTCTTGTGGTCGAACCAATGGAAGCCAGTGGCGATGCCTGACAGCGTGCCCTTGCGGTTGAACCTGTCCTGCATCTCGTCGATAAAAGATCCAGCCACCTGCTTCGACGTTTGCAGTGTCTCCTTGGAGACATCAATGGTGAGCCCTGCTTCGGCATTGGCGACGATTTGATCCGGCTGGAGGGTCAGGACAGCAGACTCACGGATCAAACGGTCTCCAGCGTCTCTGAGCTGGCGCCGATGTGCTGCCTCGGTGATGCCTTTGACGTAGTACGGCAGGTTGGCCGGAGATGGGCAGACCTCCATGGCCTGGTTCCATTGGTCGAAAGGCATGGGCAGTTGGCCGTAGGCTTTCTTCCATTCCTTACCAAGTTCCCCGAGGGTCGGCTGCTTGTTCTCCTGCACCAGGCCGCGGATGGCATCGAAGGTCAGCCGGAGGTTGTCCTGGGTGATCCATTCGCTCCGGATGTCTGCCAGGGCATCGGAGCAGGTGTCGATGGAGCCGGTAAGGCAGGCGCCGATCATTCCCAGCTCGTCGTCCTTGGGGAAGTAGGGGTCGCTCATACGGAGTCCCTCCAGTCAATTTCCTTCTTGGCCTGGGTCTTCTGTTCTCCCAAGGCAACTCCATTCGGGCGGTAGAGTCCCTTCCAGCCTGATGCAATCGAGTGTTCGACAATGGACGGGAACTCGGCAGGCGTGAACTCACGGGACCACTTGGTCAAAGCTGCCGTCAGGCCTGTCTTCTTGTAGGACTCACGTTTCTCAGACTTGTACTGCAGCCATAGCTTCACTGCTTCCAGGCAGTTATGGGTGCGGATCAGTTCAGGCAGCTCAACTCCATGGGCAACCTCCCATTCGGATCTCGGTGTCTTTGTATCTTTAATAGGAGATGGAGATGGAGACGGAAAGCATACTTCTGGTACCGATTCGGCATATGCCTTGGCATCATTTGGCATATCCTCTGGCAATGCGTTGGCATCCTTGTTCCACCTGAGATTCGCAATATCCCTTTGTTTTTCGCTTCTCTCCTTCTGTTTGGTTCGTTCCTTCTCAAGTCGCTTGTTCCGATAGTGGCCGTCCTCTCCAATCTCGAACTTGCTTTGGCATATGCCTTGGCAATGCGTTGGCATACCTAGGCAGATCCTCTGGATGTCGAGTTCTGTAACGAAGCCTTTCGACCATTGGAGGCACAGCAGCGAGATGTAGGCGCCACGCTCCTCGTTGGTCATGGTCATGGTGCCTGCCAGGAAGTCGTCGGCGTAGAACTGGAAGGCTGGCGCCCTTCCTTTGGTTTTAGTCTCTTTCATGTATCAAACGGAAAACCCCACCCAGTCCGCGGTGAGAACTCGCGCACAAGCTACGCGACGTAACACGGAAAGGGTGGGGAAAAGTTGGTTGAACATGGCTTGTGGTTGTGGTGTCGGCGTTTGCTTCTCACGGCTCACGTCGACAGGCCGCTCCCTAGCGTTTTGCCTTGGTCTTGTCCAGAGCTTGCTTGGCCTGCTTTTCCTTGCGCTGTGCGCACTTTAGCTTCGCCTCGGCAATCCGCTGATCCTTCAATGCGTAGGCCATGTCGGTGGCTAACTGCATCGCCTGGGCGATTTGTCCTGGTGACGTAATCTTGTGCAGCAGCGATAGGCTTTTCTTGGAGATGTGATTCTCGGAGGCAGAGATTTCGTTGGGTGGCATATCAGTATGCTGGGATCAGGATGTCTGCCACCTGCTGGGTGAGCTGCACGTCGCGCAGGCAATAGTCGATGGCTGCCTGGCGGTCTGTATTCCACAGCAGGCTAAACTCGGCTCCGGTGCCGGTCTTGTCCCCGAGGCCTAGGTGCCGGCAGATTGATCCGAGGCTGCCATGGGCTCTGGAGTCCCCAAGCTGCCACACCTCGCGCAGGTCGACCACCAGGTCGTTCCAGTACCGGCCTTGGCGCAGCCAGTAGGGTGGGATGATCCGGTGCTTCCAGGAGCGCTTGATGAGGAAGGGCAGGTCGAAGGCCTTGATGTTGAAGCCTACGAGTTTTGGCTGCCGTTCATAATAATTGAGCATGGTCCACCATTCCCGGAGCATGGCGGCCTCGTTGTCGTCGTTCTTGAGCACGCCAAGGTGCTGGTGCTCGAAACGGTAGCCGATGCACAGGATCTGGCCTGAGAGGGCATCTAGGGCAGCGTTGCGGATGTAGTCCGCGGTGTGAGTCTCCTCGGCCTTCTGTAGCTTCTCGGCGATCAGGTCCGGGTTCTTGATGTTGCCCAGCTTCACGTCTGCCGGGTTGAAGGGTGGGATGTTGAGTTCTGAGATCGGTAAAGGCCCGGTCTCGATGTCGAATATGATGGTCGGATTGGCTGGCATAGTTCTATTGGTGGAGATTGTTGCGCGTTTGTCCCGATGCGCGCCCCCGGTTACCCACGAGTCCCCGACAGCAACAGGCTGCCGGAAAGTTGTTAGATCGGTTTGCCGCAATGAGGGCAGACGGTCTTAGTCAAAGGCTGTCTCACGGTAGGCACTCCCAGCCATTCGCATATTTCGCGGTACGATACCCACCCGAACCCACGCACCGACCTGGGCTGCAGGTGGCCTAGGTTGTAGAGGTCGAGAGCCTCCTGCCTGCTCTTAATGGCCAGGCTTTCCAGGATGTTGAACGTCCTGGTTGAGAACGGGAAGCCCCACACCCGCAGGATCTCCTCGTGCTTCTGTGCTGCCTGCTCGATCTGGTTAATCCGCTGGCGGCTCAGGTTGAACCGTTTGCCGATCTCCTCCAGGGTGTAGCCTTCGGATCTGAGCTGTACCACCTCGGGCACCATGTGGCTCAGCTTCATCGTGGGTTTGCGGGTCCTCATGGCTTAGAAACCTACGTCGTCAAAGTCGGGCTCGTCGGCCTTGGCCAGCTCCTCAAGGCGCTTGGTCACCGCAGCGATCAGGGCGATGTCCTCCGGGCTCTTGCCTGGGCTCACCTTAGCCTTGGGCAGCCAATGCTCGGCCAGGCCGCGCACGGCGTCGTTGGTCAGCTCCGAGAGCGCGATGCCCTTGAACTTACCGACGTGCACCTTGATTTCGGCGATCTTGACCGGAGCCGCGGTAGCCGGCGTCACCGTCTTCACCTTGTCGTCGTCCCGAGGCGGGCGATCTTTGAAGCGCTTCCAGAGCCCGGAGGGCTTCAGCGGTTCGCCCTGCTTGTGGGGCATCATCAACTTGATGTTGGCGTAGGTACGGGTGCCGTCCTGGCTCTGCTCGTGGGCAATGATCAGATTGACTGGCTTACCGATCAGCGACTCGAGATCCAGGCTGCGGTTCTCGGCATCGGTCAGCTTTCTGCCAAACCAATCCTTGAGCAGCTTGGTAAGGGCTGCCTTCTCGTGCAGGGATGGCACCAGGGGCTTCGAGAGCACCACCCAGGGTTGCACCGGGTCCCGGCTGTCGTCGATCAGGTCCAGCTCGAAGGCGAACTTGAACTTCTTTTTCACCCCGTACTCGGTCTCGTACTCCTTCAACGGGCTGACGTCTACGCATACCGCTCGGCCACTGTACTCGGGGCAGGGTTTGAACTCCTTACCACCACCGTTTGCACTGATTATCATATCGTCTTACGTGTTGTTGTGTTGTTGTTGTCTACTTGGAGGCCTGTTTCTCGACCTCCGAAAGTTGTTTTGCCATCCGGTCGTACTGAGCCCAGTAGTCGGGCCAGGTTGACTTGATCTTCGCCAGGTTGTCCTGGTCGGCCACCAGTGCCGCGGCGCCCAACTTGCGAACGAAAGAGCCGCCGTATTCAATCATGGTGCGTGCCACGTCGAAGTCCTTCACTTGGAGCCTTTCCCGCGCTTCCTGGTAAAGAAGCTGGTGAACTCGACCTTGACCTTCCGGGCAGCCCGATAGGCCTCCCCGGCGTCCTTTTTGGTCAGGTGGTAAAGGCCCGTGCCCTCCTGTTGGATCTGTTGAGCTGATTTCATTGCAGTATAAAGTCGAAGTTGATCTGCCAGGTGTCTGATAAACGGTTGTATGTGTCGTTCTTGATGCGCCAGGTTCGCGGGTCACGGGTTGTTCCGCTGTGCCTGCACTTGATCCGCACGTCGATGTCCTTGATAGCGGTGTTGCGCAGGTGATGGTCGGGCGGTAGTTCGTGGAGTTTGGTGATCATGGTTTGCTTGCCTTTGCCTTGTCCCAGTCGGCGATGGTCTGGATGAGGTCATGGTACGATTCCTCGGTCCATTGCCTCTGGGTGCGGTAGGCGTAGACATGGGCGACCAGAGCGTTGCCATAGTCCTCCAGTCGTTTGATGTGTTGCTTCGCCTCCTCCAACTCCTTCCAAGTCTTGACGGCGTCGATGGTTCTCATTTCTTCGATGGTCATGGTTTGATCTGCTTTGCTTTCAGTTCGTTGATGATGTCGCAGAGTCCGATAATCATGGCCATGTAGGCTTGGGGATTCTCAATCCCGTTGCGCTTGCAGGTTTCAACCCCTCGTTTCACTGCGTCCAATCCAACTTCGCGCCATGGCTCGTTGATAAAGTCGCTGATTTTGATATTGCTCATGGTTTCTCGGTAGTAAGTGACTTGATGTATCGGTTCCTCTCAGCCGGTTTGGCGTCGATGATGTACTGCAAAGCTCCGCAAGCATTCACGCTCGCAGTGTGTTCCCAGTCCTCTTTGTTGTCGTAGTACTCATGCCACCGCTCGCTGGGTGCGACGACAATCTGGCCGGTTCGATTGTGACGGAACACAAATGCGGCAGGGCCGATTGGTACAATCATCTTCCCTCCAACCATTTCT